TGAACTTCGGATTCGAACTGCTTAATAAAGGCGGTATCAATTGTATTAGCCATTATATAAGTCCTATTAAAAAAGTTTCACCAATGAGCAGTTATCCGTTTTTTCGCCTCAACTGGTTATCCTATGTGGGCCATCAGCTAGTTTCGGGCTTCTCAGTTCCAGATATAACATGATAAAACTTTTTTTCGCAATATATAAAATTACACATTTCATGCCCATTAGTAATATGCGGTTCTAAAGAAAACACACAACCCAATGTTGTAAGCCACTGAAGCGTAGTTTCATTGGATAAAGGCACATCGTTTGTTACGAAATCATATAATTTAGAATAATATTCTATTAGGTATTTAGTTGTTTTATAGAAACTAATCTTGTTCTTTTTTATTTCATCAGAACCCAAAAGCCATGCAATGCCAGCATCAGCCCAATCAATAGACCCCTCTGGTACTGGCGCATGACCTGTTATAGCAATAGGATTGCCATTAACTATAAGAGCAAAGTTTTCGCCTGATTGATCGGCTACAGCCTCGTGCAATGCGCGCCAGGGCGTGTACCCTTGTATTCTACACTCATGCTCATCTGACTTTCGTAACTTATCAAATAGATAGTTTGCATGCTCTAGCCTGGCACGTTCAATGTCTATTGAGCCAATTCTATTTGGTATTGCCATATATGCGGTTATACCCCTCTTGAACCTGCTTTACATAGTTCGGGTCACGCTTGCCTGCTTTCCAATATCTTTCGTCACGCATCATTTCTTCTAATTCAGTTTGTGATACAGCAGATGGTGTGGATGCTTGGTCAGTCATTTGATTGGTGCTTAATGATTGCATCATTAATTCTAATGCCATAATGCCTTCTGCAGTTTCACCAAGTCGCATAATTGAATCTTCATACTCTGGTGGAAAAAACTTTTGTGACCATAGGCTAACAGCTTCAATTCTTGCATTAGCATTATCACCTAGCTTTGCGGTTTCTGCGGGAATATCTGGTTGTGCGCCAGATATTGCTTGCTGCCAAACCTCAAGACCTGATGCAAACTCTTCTTGATTAAAGCCGTTTTCAAAACAATGAGAAGACCACCAGTCTAACAATTCATTATCTACTACAAAATCATCAGGTATTTCTTCTGGCATTTGATATTCGCCTGCACTAGCAGGGCGCTCAGAGTATGCTTGCTCTTCTAGTTCTTTTATAATGTTTTCTCGTAACTCAGTTTCGCCTTTGCCTAGTTTAGCTTCTAAAGAACTATATGACTCCGCCAATGCTTCTGGTGATTCAAACTTCTCTGGCAGCCAATCAGGACGTTCTACAGATTCTGCCTGTACTTCTGTTGATTCCACAGTCTCGGTTGAGACTACATCACTCACTGTTGTTGGTGCTTCCGCTTCCGACATCTTTTGCTTTCTCCGCTTGTTTAATGCGCCTTTCAATAAGGCCAACAAGGTAGCGTTGCCCTTCTATATGACGCAATTCTTCTGAACTAATATTGGGACCTGATACAGCCTCAATGGTTATTGAACGTAAATATTGTAAGACAGCTACGCCAGTGGGCGACTTAAACAGACTCTCCATGTTTCGTGATATAATTAAATCGTCTGTTTTTGTGCGTGTAAAGCCGTCAAGAGAGAGGTGTCGTGCCATCTGCTATTGCTTGCCCTTCTGGTGATTGCTGAAGCATTTGCGCCATCTCAATTACAGCTTGACGCTCTGCCATGTCCCTTACCAAATGATCGGGTACACCAAACTTTTTAGCCAAATACAATGCTGTTTCTTCTGAAGATACCAGCAGGTTCATAAGCTGTGGCCCAAACATTCCATTCACCATTTCTAAGAAACGGCTTACCGCCATTATATCCTGATTTGCCTGTGCTTGCGCAAGTGGAGAAATGCTTTTTATTTTTATTTCTCTTCCATTTACTGTTGGCAGTTCTATACGCCCCTGCTTGCGTAGTATGTATACTACACGTTGCAAAATAGGCTGTACCATCTCTGCCTGTAGCCTACCAAACGCGGCACCAATACGTCTACTAAGGTCAGCCATACGCTCTGCGACTTCTGTTGCAGATGCAGGTGTGCGGTTTGGGTCGCCTAGCATATCATTATACAGCGCACGTTTAATATTATTACGCATATCATTTAAGATAAGATTAGCCACATTGAAGTCGCCAGCAGCGCGAATTGGCTGTAAGCCGCCACTGCCAGGGGCTTTTGGAATTACTGTGCCAGGCATGAGATTGATTGTGTCTACGTTAATAATGCCATCATCATCCATCTGATAGATACCAGATACAGCCATCTGCGCATTTTCAAGTATTAACTCAATGGTAAGATTTGTCGTCTTGATTGCGCTAAGTGCATTTACCAATGGGCCGCGCCCATATGTTTCCCCCGAAGCTTTTGACCATCGGAAGCAAACAAAAGGATTTGAGCCTACACCTTCATAATTTTCCATGAAAAGCATTTTCTGTCGATCAATATCAATAACAAAAAAACCATACTTTTCTTCATTGGGCTTTTCATAAATTCTACAAACAACCTCAATTATTTTAGTTTTTACATCTGGATTGTTTTTCATCATTGACTCCATCTCAGGAGGCAACACAGCGCGTGGATATACTATCTGTATATCAGAACAACGGATTTCACGTTCACGATATACATGATCAATCCTATCATCTGGACCACTTTCAAGGACAAGCTGCGGTAGTGGTATAGCATTAAAGCGTATAGGGTTGATTGCATCACCCTCTTCAACAATCAAACATGCAGTGCCTACAGCCAAATCTAGAAATGATTCATGCACTTCCTGACTGAAGTTTGAGTTCTGAAGTATCTCAAAGATATACTCAGTTACTTTGTCGAGTTCGTTATTAACTTCGTCAGCGTCTTCCTCAGCCATTTCTGACCCTGCGATAAAGTCTGCCCAACGCGCAAAATTAGGGACAAGCCCAGATTGTAAACGCGATGCAAACTCTTGGACACCAACGACTGCAGTTTCGTCAAATATTTTGTCATCTCTTCTTTGCCCCTTTGTTTCAAAATGAAACCCTGCTCTTTGAGGCAGGGCATAGTCATAGCACTCTTCGTATAGTTCTTCGAACTGCTGTCTTTCAGCCTTAGCTTTGCGATACTTCTCAAGATAGTATTTAGCAGTATCTTTCATTTTATTTTCCTAATTTTTCTTTGAACTGCCTTTGGCAAGTCTTCAAAGTGAAATAGTTTTTTACTTTTGTCTGAGTGTTTTGCGCCAGAATGGATTTCACCATTTGGCATTTTGTGAGTACCACCTGTATGCTTTGTTCCATCTTTAAGATAGTGACTAACTGTTTTACCCATAATACGGTCTTCTTGCTGCGGGTCTTAATAAGCTTCTACGTTGACCCCGAAATGATCTAAGTTGATTTCTTCTTGCTTGGCGCGCCTCTTCTTCGTCTTTTAATCTTGCTGATGGTTGAGGCAAGTCTTCCATTACCAATGAAGGCGTTCCGACCGCCTCTTCAACAGCATCAACCTTTTGTTCTATTTGTTCCACACGGCTTGGCCCAGGCGGTTTATATGCTGAGATTGTAGTTGGCGTTCCCATGGGGCCTGTAAAGTTTGACACAGCAACAAACGAATCACCTTGTTTAAGCAGAGTTTCGCCACCTGCACCCATAAACACACCAGGCGTGTCAGTAGCAGTTACTCCTGTAGGCAAACTTTCTTTAGATTTTTTCATAAGTGAGCTTTTGGCCTTACCAGCCTGCGAAGGGAGCAAGCTGCCGCTGTTATAATTGTAAGCCCCCAATGCAAAATTAACCATCGCTCTGCTGCCTTGCTGCTGCTGATAAATAACCTTCTCCGCTACCACCGCTTGTAATTAATGAGCGGCGACCAACGCCTTTACGTTTACGCTGTAATGTTTGTTGCAATCGTTCTTCTTTTATTTTTGCTTTTTCTTGAGCGGCTTCCTGCGCCATAATTTTTGCTTGCTTACGTTGTTCTTCAAGTTGCTGAACAATAACATCATCACGAGGGTCTTTACCCTCTGGTCGTAAACCTAATAATCTGCCTACAGCTTTTAAACACATAATATACTCCTAAATTCCTTATAACCTTGCCCACAGTCCTTGTCTACGCTTTCCTTTTGGTTTTCTTGTGAACACATCGTAGTCAGTTCGTGCATTAAATACCTTTGCTTGCTTTGAATTTCCTAGAACTTCGCGGCCTTCACCAGCACCAAGCATTAAGTATTGCAGTGCATCATGTATATGAGAGAATCTATTTTTATCTGGCTTATCATCATAACGCTCACCAGACACTTGAATACGGCGATATTGATACCCACCCTCAAAGCCTTTTATAGTTTCCTTACATCTTTGGTCAATTAAGAAGCCAGGCTGCCCCTCTACCATTCTATTAAGAGGTGCGGCTACAGCTTCAATTCTCAAACTTACATCATTACTTGGTGCGGGACGAGCGATTAAACCCGCCCCGCGTAAAACTTGAAACGGAGTAGACTCATCAGTCTGCGCTCTAAAATCACCACTAGGGTCGCCATATATATTTACCTCGCAAGCACCATAGCGTGTTGCTATCTCCTGCCTTAGTATTTCAGAGAAACGAACTATACCCATATCAAAGGCAACTATCTCTTGCAGGATAAGCCACCTACCGCGCACCTTCTGTCCAAAGATAGCTGCTGGTGTAAGCCCAAAGTCTAGCCCACAAAATACTGGCAAACCTGCTGCAACAGGTATCTCTTCTTGTGCAACATGAGTATCACGCACAAACATATTATATATTGGCTTACCATCTTGGATTGCACCCAGTTTGTTCATTACATAGACATCAATCCAACTTTTGCTTTTACCATTAATTAAATTCTTATAATAAGTATCAAGCATGTTCTTTGAGTTTTCGGCATCCTTATTTGGTAAGTATTCATCTACGTTGCCGTCTTGATCGCGCTTCTCTACCATCCCTGGCGGCTGTGTAAAGAAGAGCCAGTTGTCTGGCTTGACCAGCATCTTAGCCTCTTCTGCATTAATATAATCTGGTACAGTTGCCTCACCTGACATAATAGACCACCAATGGTCTTCCTCTGGTGCGTTAGTATCTGCAATTACACCTGACCAACTTGGCCCACCCTCACGCATACTAGGATATCTACCGACACGCATAGTACACGCATCAATAATAGACTTAGGCAATTCTCTTGCCTCGTTAATCCATATACCTGTCAACTCAAGTGATAGCAGTTTCTTTACATCCTCTGGTCGATCAAGAGCCAAAAAGATAACCTCTAAGTCTAGGTCGCCCTTCTTAATGTGGTGTGTGTATGGGACAGACCATGTAAACTTACCCCAGTCATTTTCTGGAAACCAGTCTAGCCATGTCTTAATAGTTGTAGTTCTAAGCTGCGGATTGGTATTACGGATAATAGCCCATCTACTTTGGCGTATCCCATCCTTGTTCTTCTCCTGCATACAGGCTCTGCGAAATACTTCTACTGAGCAGCCAACAGACTTCCCGCTACCAACAGGGCCGCGAATACCACGAAAGAAGGAGTTATCCTTCATAAAGTCTTTCAGTACCTGTCCATCAGGTTTGTATTTAAAGTTCGTCAACTTTGTGGTCTACCCCAAATTTAAGCATACGCTCCACTACATCAGGGCCGATAACTGCAATCATCTTGTCAGCTTCTCTATCAGTCTGAAACTCTTTGGGGTGATATGCAAGATGCACCTTCTTAACAATCGTTCTGAGTATTCTGCGCTCTTGATCGTTCAAGGTATGTAAAAATCCATTACTAGATGTAATCTGGTTCATGCTCTGTAACTTCTTGTCTTCCTGGCAATGGAACGAGGTTGTTTAGAAAACTGCTTGCCAGCCTTTGTATCTTTGCGTTTCTTTCTTGTTGTTGCTGCATACTCAGCAGCAGACAGTCCTTTAATAGCGGCACTAGGTAGGTATCGCTCACCTGTCTTAGCAGAAGGCTTACCACTCTTTGTGCGCCAACCTTGCTTAGTCCACTTAACTAAAGACTCTTGAGACTTTTTGCGTGCCATTAGTTTGTATAGCCGCCTCCAGCTTTTTTGTAAGCACGAGCAAGCATCTGTGCTTTACGAGCAGACCATTGACCAGGATTACCACCCTTGCCGCCAGCCTTAATGCGATTAAACAAGTTCTTTCGCATTGTAGGCTTAGTATAATTGCCAGCCTCATTGACTCTAGACTTAGCCATTACTTTTTCTTTTTAGATAAAATGCGTTTTTGCAACGAACGCGGTAAAGTCTTTTGCTTGTCACTAAGAAGAGATTTCTTCTTCTTAGCTGGACGACCTGTTTGACTTCCGTATGCTCCTTTTCCCATGGGCATCATATATCTCCTTCTGGTCTGTTTTCTTCCTGCTGTTCAGCTTCTTTACGAAGCTCTTCCACTTCCTCTCGCGTAAGTGTATCTTCAAGTTTTAATTTATCCATCATATTTTCCAGTATCATATACCTTACTTTTATTTCAAAAACTTTTTCTACGCTTTCTTCTTTGCTTTGTTTCTGCGTGAAATAGCTGCGGCTTTCTTTCTCGCGTCTGCTTTCGAAGATGCGCCCCAGGCTCTTAATGATAGTAGTAATCTTGTCGGCCTCCCTTTTGAATCGCGCTCTGGCCCACGCATCCCTGCCATCCTAGCAAGAAAGGATGCGCGTCTAGGGTTGTCACCAGACTTAACTGGTGGCTTGAGCGTCCCCTTCTTGTACGACTTGCGACCCGCCGCGTTCAATCCCCCCTTCGGGTTCTTGCCCTCCTTGCGTGTCCATGCTGGTGTCTTCGCCATTTAGCAACTCCTGCTCGTCCCTACTTAAAGTTGTATAATCATCACCGCGCCATGTAAAGACGCTTTGTCCTGCATTTCTATTCCTAGTAAATACTTCATTAAAACCAAGTATGTCTGCAAACCCTGGCGTTTCAACAACTGGAATATCTTTTGTATTTAATACTGCGTTCATCTTACTAAGACGAGACTGTGTTAAAGGGTTTGGTTTAAACTTTGGCACCAATGCAGTTTCCTCAATACCAAAGTGATCATCCATTGCATCGGACACCGCGTTAATTACCGGAGGTATTTTAATATCAATATTAATGCTGTCTTCTTCAAATTGATTTGCAAACCAGTCACTGTTTGCGGTCAGCGGCTGATCAATCTTCTCAGCCAAGCCCTGTGAATAACGTCTGCCAGCAGCAAGAATATTATTATTTTTACTTGGGTCAGTTGCATCAGATAGTTGATAGCTACCATCTGGATTACGAGTAGCAGTTATCATATCCATCAAAGTATCTTGATAAAGAATACCTAAGAAAGCAGAGCTTGTATCTACCTGAGTTTGCTCTGGATTAGCAGCAAAGTATTTATCTAAACTATTTTTGATAGTGCCAATAGCTTCAGGAGAAAACTTTTCTGTCGTTATGTTTTCATCCATAAGGCTATCAAGGGACAACTCATTCTTAATAGCTGGCATAAAACGCTTATAATAATTTGAGCCAGTAATATTTAAAATCTCAGAGTTATCTGAGTTCTTAATAAATGGATCATCATTTAAATCAGTAATTGAGTTTAGTAACTCTTGCTCATCTTGATTTGCCGCAACTGGCATAAGTGGCATAAGAGCAGCAGTCAAAGGCAGTCCATCCATTGCCATTACCATTAAGCCCTTACCTGCCATCTGAAATGCAGCCAAAGGATTACTTTTAATAAGATTTAAGAACTTACCTGCAGCCTTTTTATTGTCTTCAAATAGATCATCAGCAAGTGTAGCTATAAATGCTGCACCGCCACCAGAAGCGGCAGCCTTATTATACATAGACACTAAGCCATTAATAGCACTTGTTACATCTGCCTTACCATCTGCAAACAAATTAGTTAGCTTTGTTAAGTCCGCATTTCTTAATCGCTTTGCTTTTCTATTTTCTTTTTGTCGCCTTCTGCGTTCACGAATAGTTTTCTGTCGTATTGGTTCGCCAGTTTCTGGATCAAGTCTAGTTCCAACGAAGTCT